AAGAATTATCAACTTGGCGCTGACTATACGAAAAAATCGCAGGCTGTAGCTGAAGAACGCAAGGTTGTTCAGGCCGAATACCATGCAGTTCAAGAGGCGAAGCAACTGAGAGATCAGTATGCACAGCGACTCCAAGTGATTGAGCAGATGCTTTCACGTGGGGAAGAACCAGAGAATCTTGACTACTTGAAGGAAACCGATCCAATCGGTTACGCCGTTAAGGTAGCGGAACTCTCACAAAAGGAAAAACAAATTGCTCAGGTACGTGCAGAACAAGCACGAATCAATGCACAGAAAGAGCAAGACAGGCAGCAGTGGATGTCTAACTTAGTCCGGCAAGAATCGGAAAAGTTAGCAACAGCGCTACCTGACTATGTTGATCCTGAAAAGGGTGAGTCACTGAGAAAGTCAGTGCGCTCATACGGTAAAGAGTTAGGGTTTTCAGATGAGGAATTGGCAAGCGTTGTTGATTCTCGTCACGTTATTACGTTATACAAGGCTATGCAGTACGACAAGCTACAAGCGTCGAAGCCTGGTATCAATAAGAAACTAGCTGAAGCCCCGAAAGTTATGAAGTCGGGAGTCTCGCAGTCTCGAGATACTAATAACGAGCAGTATAAGAAACAGAAGGCTAAAGCTAGGGCTACCGGAAGGGTAGCTGACGCTGCGGCACTATTTGAACGGTTTATTTAAAGGAAATTATCATGCCTACATATCAAACATTTACCGCTATCGGTATGCGCGAGGACTTGTCCGACATCATCTATAACATCTCGCCTACTGAGACTCCAATCATGTCGTCGATTGGTCGCACCAAAGCTACCGCTGTTTATCATGAGTGGCAGACTGACTCGCTGGCTGCTGCTACCACTGCTAATGCAGCAGTTGAGGGCGCAGATGCTACGTCGATTACTGCAAGCCCTACGACTCGCGTCGGTAACTATACGCAGATCGTGCAAAAGACTGTCCAAGTTTCTGGCACTCTGGAGACTGTGAACAAAGCAGGTCGTAAGTCTGAGAAGGCTTATCAACTGTCGAAGGCTTCGCAAGAAATCAAGCGTGATTTGGAAACCATCATCACTGCTAACCAAGGCAAGTCGGCTGGTACGTCTACGGTTGCCCGCACCATGGGTTCGCTGCTGTCGTGGATCAAATCTAACTCGTCGCAAGGTAGTGGTGGTTCGGCTCCTGCAACTTCCGGCACTTCGACCCGTACCGATGGCACACAGCGTACTGCTACCGAAGCACTGCTCAAGACTGTTATCGCTTCGATCTTTGATGCGGGTGGCAATCCTAAAGCTGTGTTCGTTGGCTCTGCTGGTAAGCAAAAGGTTTCTACCTTTGCTGGTATCGCTGTTAACCGTTATCAGATCACCAAGCCTGAAGCTGGCGTGATTATCGGTGCTGCTGACATTTATCAGTCGGACTTTGGTCAACTGTCTATCGTGCCTGACCGTTTCATGCGTAACCGCGATATGCTGATCCTCGATCCTGAGTACGCTGCTATGGCTTTCCTGCGCCCATTCATGACGAATGAACTGGCTAAGGCTGGCGATAGCGACAAGACTCAGATTCTTGCTGAAGTAACGCTGGAAGTGAAGAACGAAGCTGCTCACGGTATCGTGGCTGACTTGGACTTCTCGCTGTAATGAAACTAGCCCCTGACTTCGGTTGGGGGCTTTTTATAAAGACTAATGACAAACTTTCGACATCAAAAAGTTCATGCAGATGGTGATGGCGGTATTATCATCGAGACTAACCAAGACATTAGCGATATTCTCGCTAGGAACAAGGTACTCCAAGAGGTAGATAAGGCTAGGACAGGCGACACAGATGACTTGCATTTGATTGGCTCCATACCGTTTACAGCAGTAGATAAGCTAAACGAGATGGGGATTATGCGAGGATTTGCGATTGTGGATGACAAAGCATTTAGACGTTGGCTTAATCATCCTGACCAAGCTGGTTTAAAAATCTACAGGGGAACCGTATGAGAGTTGGCGTTTGTGTACCATGTCGTGACGAAGTACACACAGGTTTTGCGTTTGATTTTGCCCGTATGTGTGCGCATGATGCTTCAGTTAGGTGCAAGGACGGTAAGGGCGGTTTAAGCCTTTATACGATGCCAGGCACGTTGATATTCGACCAGCGTGAGAAGTTAGCGCAGGTGGCTTTAAAAGAGGGATGTGACGCTGTTCTGTTTATTGATAGCGACATGAGATTCCCGCATGATTTGATTACGATTATGTTGAGCCGTGAGGTTGACATAGTTGGTGTGAACGCAGTGACAAGACGTAGACCCTCATTTCCTACCGCTAAGTTATTGGTTAAGAGTGAGGATGAAAAGGGTATTCGGCATCATTGGTCTAATGTTGATTCACGCGGCAAAGAAGGTATTGAGGTCGTTACTGCTGTCGGATTTGGTGCAGTACTGATCCGTAAGAAAGTATTTGAAACACTGACAGCGCCGTGGTTTGACGCTGGATGGGGGCCAACAGGTGTTGTGGGTGAAGATGTGTTCTTCTGTGTAAAAGCTGGCGATGCAGGTATTGATACCTATGTTGACCATGAGCTTTCAATGCACATTAAACACATTGGCACGCATGAATATAGTTGGGATGACGTGGATGATAAAGCCTTAAGGGGCGATAATGGCACTGACTAGCTATTCTGACTTAACTAGCACCATCTCTAGCTATCTAGCTCGTAGTGACTTAGATAGCATTATTCCCACGTTTGTAGCACTTGCAGAGCAGCGCTTGCGTAGAGAGTTGCGTATTCGTCAGATGCTGGTGGTTGCCCAGGCTACTACTACAGGTGGGGATTCTACTGTTGGCTTGCCAAGTGATTACCTAGAGATGCGCGACATTCACATTGTTGGCAATCCTAATGGTGTTCTTGTCTACGATACGCCTAACCTGTTTTATAAAAAGACTATCTCAACAGAATCAGGCCAACCTAAACGCTACACGGTACTAGCTGCTGAGTTGCAACTAGGGCCAGTACCTGATGGTGCTTATGTCCTGCAAATGCTGTACTACTCGCAACCAGCTTTCCTAAGCTCCACGAATCCTAGTAATACATTCTTGGCTTACTGCCCTGATGCGTTGCTTTACGCTGCTTTGGGTGAGGCTGAACCGTATTTGATGAATGATGCAAGGTTGCAAACTTGGGGTACTTTGTACGAAAGAGCTATTTCAGCTATTTCTATTGCAGATGAGTCTGGTGAATACAGTGGACAACCAATGTCCATGTCTTTTAATTAAGGAAATATTATGGCTGAAATGTCTAACTATTTAGAGAACGCATTAATCAATGTGACTCTACGCGCAACTTCTTACACGGCTCCTGCGGCTGTTTATGTAGGTTTGTATACCAGTGATCCTACTGACGCCAATACAGGTACAGAAGTCTCTGGTGGCTCCTATGCGCGTGTTGCTGTGACGATGGGTGCGCCTAGCAATGGCGTGTCTACGAATAGCGCTGCTGTGACGTTTCCTACTGCTACGGGAACATGGGGAACTGTAGGCTGGATCGGTATTCTTGATGCTTCTACTAGCGGCAATTTGCTTTACCACACACCACTAGACGCATCTAAATCAATTACTTCCGGCGATATTTTTACGATTGCAATTGGTAATTTGTCAGTCACTTTGGGGTAAATTATGGCTCTGGTTATTGCTGATAGGGTTCGTGAAACATCGACCACTACAGGTACTGGTACGCTGACTTTAGATGGCGCTGTATCTGGATTTCAAACATTTAGTACCGCTATTGGCAATACTAATACTTGCTATTACACTATTGTTAATGGTTCTGAGTGGGAAGTAGGTTTGGCTACTATAGCTGCTGGCACATTGGCTCGCACTACAGTATTGAAGTCATCTAATGCTGGCTCTGCTGTTAACTTCAGCGCAGGTAGTAAAGACGTATTTGCTACATATCCTGCTGACCAGGCAGTGCTGACTGATGCGACACAAACATTAACAAATAAAACTTTAACAAGCCCTACTTTAACAGCTCCAGTTTTAGGTACACCTTCAAGTGGAACATTGTCATCTTGTACGGTTGATGGGACAAATTCTGTTGGATTTTTAAATATTCCACAAAATAGTCAATCTGCTGCATATACCTTAGTTTTGGCAGATGCTGGTAAACATATATTCCATCCATCAGGTGATGCAAATGCTAGAACTTATACAATTCCAGCAAATTCATCTGTAGCGTATCCAGTTGGAACAGCGGTAACATTTATTAATATGACATCACAGGCAGTAACGATTGCTATTAATACAGATACCATGTATTTAAGCGCTGCTGGAACTACTGGCTCAAGAACTTTGGCTCAGTATGGTTCTGCCACAGCAATTAAAATGACTACTACAACCTGGTTAATCTCTGGAAGTGGGCTTACATGACCGGAATTCTACAATCCTTATACCAAAATCATAGGAGTTTCAAAGCTCCTCTTGAGATTGAGTATTTAGTCGTTGCTGGTGGCGGCGGTGCAGGTCGCGCTCAAAGCGGTTACGGCGGTACTGGTGGTGGCGGTGCTGGTGGTTTTCGTACAGCAACAGGTTTTGCAGCATCAGTTAGCACGAATTACACAGTCACTATTGGATCAGGTGGTGCTGCATCAACTGTTAATAATACACCAGGAACACAAGGATCAGATTCAGTATTCAGTACCATTACTTCGGCTGGTGGCGGTTACGGCGCGGGAAACATTACTGATAATGGCGGAAATGGTGGCTCTGGTGGCGGTGGTGGCCAAACAGGTGGTGTCGGTGGCACTGGCAATACGCCAAGCACTACGCCAAGTCAGGGCAATAACGGCGCTACCGTTGTCGCTAATTATAACGCTGGACACGGTGCTGGCGGTGCTAGTGCAGTAGGAACTCCTGCATTAATTACTGGAGCTGCTGGTAATGGCGGTGACGGAACAGCATCATCCATAAGCGGGTCTTCAGTTACTTATGCTGGTGGTGGTGCTGGTGGGCGTTTCCCAACTTTGGGTGGTACTGGTGGAGCTGGTGGTGGCGGTAACGGCGATGGATCAAACGGAACAGCAAACCTTGGCGGTGGCGGCGGCGGTGTAGCTGGTGGCAATACAGGTGGTTCTGGCGGCTTCGGCATTGTGATTTTAAAATATCCAGATGCCTACACAATTACTATTGGGGCGGGTTTAACTGCATCGACACCTGCACCATCTGGCGGTTTTAAAGTAACGTCAATTACATCTGGCACAGGAAATGTGTCCTGGGCTTAAAGGATAGATATGGCACATTACGCATTTTTAAATTCAGAGAATATTGTTATTGAGGTTATTGTTGGTCAAGATGAAGGAAGCACTAATTGGGAACAATACTATAGTGAATTTAGAGGTAATACTTGTAAGCGTACTAGCTACAATACAATTCTTGGAGTTCATCAATTAAACGGAACACCATTTAGAAAAAACTACGCTGGTATTGGCTATACCTACGATGAAGGTCGTGATGCGTTTATTCCACCAAAACCGTATGCTTCTTGGGTACTAGACGAAAATACCTGTAGTTGGGTAGCTCCAATAGCTTATCCTGATGATAATAATTTGTATGTATGGAATGAAACAACAGTGTCATGGGATAAACAGGAGTAACAATGCTTGGATTTT